TTGAACGGATACAGTTATTTGACGCTGGAACAGCGCCGCGAGATCGAAAGAATGTATGCAGAGGGTGAACGCGTTGTTGACATTGCCGCCCGTCTGAAAAGGAGCGCCGCCGCTATCTACGAAGAGTTGAAGCGCGGCTATACGGGAGAGTTTGACGGCTACGCCCGCCCGAAGTACAGCGCCGATCTTGCACAAGCGACGGTGCAAGAGAATTTCCGGCGCAGAGGAAACCGACGCGGCGCGAATTGCTGAAATACGAAAGGAGCTATTCAATATGAAAAAAGGATTTCACGCAACGGAGTTCGACGGAATGACTTTCGGAATGGAGGTTGAAACCGGAACGAAGGCGTATGAAAACTTCAAAAAATCCGTGAAGGACGAAACGGCGTATTCGATATTCGGCGATCCGCTTCAAGTGCTGACCGTTCCGCATACGGCGGTGGCGGCAATCATGCAAGAAGCACATTGGCTTGTATCGGAAGGAAGGTACATCAATAAGTTTTATATCGAAGGCTTCAAAAGGAACGAAGAAATCTATATCAAGTATTCGGACGTTCCTATTGATTTCAGAGCAAGAAAATGGGAAGGGAGTGTTTCGGAATGAGCAAAGGCAATGCAACAGCGTTTGACGCTATCACGAAGGACAAGCCCACGCTGGCGGGCTTCCTTCGTTCCCTTCCGGTCATAGAAGCGCCGTGGGACGGCGCATTTCAAGAACGCTTTTGCGTAGAGTGCGGCGCGGACAGTTGCGACGATTGCCCGAACGAGCAGTTCCGGAACAATCCGGAATGGTGGCTTTCCCTTCCGGCGGCGGAGGTGGAACAATGACGGCGGATCGGGCGCGCGGGGCGCTTGCCGTCCTGCAAGACGCGGACGGGAAGTTTATTTGCGAAGTGCCTTGCGGTTACATAGTCGAGCAAACAGCCAGCGCACACAAGCCCCGGCGGATACAGGCACAACGACGGCGGCGGGCAATGCTTCGCCGTCGCGTTGCCCTTACGGTTGCGTTGCTGACCGTCGCCGCCCTTCTTGCGGCGCTTATGCCGTGGAGCGGGAGCGGTGCGGCGGACAAGCCGAAGGACACGACCACCGGAACGCTTGAAGAGGTACACCAACCGACCGCCGTTCTTCTTCCTTCGAGCGGGACGGTGGCGGAATATGTGCCGAACGCGGCGGAGGTTGAAGCCCTTGCAAAGCTGATCTACGGCGAAGCGGGGATCGTTCCTTCTACGACGGAGCAAGCGGCGGTTGTATGGTGCGTTCTGAACCGCGTTGACGATCCGCGCTTCCCCGACACGGTGCTGGAGGTTATCGAAGCGCCCTATCAGTTCAGCGGCTATGATCCCGAATATCCCGTGAAAGAGGAATTCGCCCTTCTTGCGGCGGACGTGCTGACACGATACCGCGCGGAGCGGGACGGCGAAGAAAACGTCGGGCGGGTGCTTCCGGCGGAATACTGCTTCTTCACGGGCGACGGGCGGCGCAATCACTTCACGACGGAATGGAAAAGTACGGATCGCTTCGGCTGGACGCTTGAAAGCCCGTACACAGATTGAAAGGAGCGGCACACATGAAGGACAACAAAAGCGGCTGGCAGTTCCCGAAGGCGCTTGAAATTATCAAGTGCAAGGAAGGCAACAAAGAGTTTATGAAGGAGCGTCCGGCGCGTCGCCCGTTCGGAAACACCGCGCTTATTTGCGAATATCCGATCGACGACACGGCGGCGGAAGAGCCGAACGCGAAGTTGATTACATGGCGGCTTGCGAAGCGCGCCGCGCGGGACTTCTTGCGCGTTTCCTTTATGCCTTCGGCTATCGTATCGGCGGCGACGCATGGCGGGAAAACCGCCGTCCGCGTCTACGGTAAATATTAAAACACACGAAAGGAGCTATTCAATTATGTTCAGCAAGAAAAAGACCGAATGCCGCGTTTGCGGCTATCGCTTCACACCGGAGCGGGAAAACATCTACACGGCGGAAGAACCGCGTTCTATGGCGGATATGCTGACGAAAGCGCCGACGCGCTTTTCGGCGGTTGATTGTCCGGTTTGCGGTTGCCAAATCGCGCTGGCGATCAGCGCGCCGCGCATTGACTTTCCGGCTATTGTAGAACGGCACGACGCGGACGCAGAGGAAACGGAGGGCGGCGAAGATGAAGATTAAAAGTATCGCCGCTATATGCAAAAAGAACAAGAATATTGCGATCTTCGAGCGGTACAGCGACGACGGCGACATATTAACGCAGTACATCGGCGACGGATCGGCGGTTTATCCGGTTGTCGGGCTTCCACAGCTTGACAAAGAAAGCCTTTTGACGATCTTCGACGTTCCGGAGAAAGACCGCGACAATTACTTCGTGAAAACGCTGGGCGTTCCGGCGGGTATCAGTTTCGAGGACACAGACGAAACGGAAAGACACGTCGAGCGGGAAGGAATTTCGATCATCTATTCCGGACGAACCTTGAAGCCGATCCGCACAACGCGCGGGCTGGTATTCATCGAAAGCCGCTATCTTTCGCCCGTTGCTGACGTGCTGGACGTGCTGGAGCTTTACGAACGCCGCACGGCGGAGGGAGCGCCCTACATTGTTGCGAAGGCGGGCTTCCTGCTTCAAGCGGTGATTATGCCCTATGACGTTATCAACCAGCAGTTCGTGGAGAGCTTGCAGGACTTAACGCGGGAATGCGAATTTTCCCTTTCCGAGAAGGAACGCAGGGAACACGAAGCCCGCGACCGCTTCACATTCACCGAACCGGAACAATGTTCCTTGAACGTCGATCCGAACACGGGCGAGGTTGTCGAGGAAAGCGAGGTGGCGGACGAATGAACGCGGCGCTTCTATCCTCTAAAAATATGTGCTGGTGTACGCCGCAAGACTTCTTCGACAGGCTGAACGCCGAATTCGGCTTCGTGCTTGATCCGGCGGCGACCGACAAGACGGCGAAATGCTCTTTGTATTACACGCCGGAAACGGACGGGCTTTCGCAAAGCTGGGATCGCGGCGGCGCGGTATTCTGTAATCCGCCTTACGGACGCGAGATCGGCAAGTGGGTTCAAAAGGCTTTCGAGGAAGCGCGGGGGGGGGTATCCGATTGTTTTACTTATCCCAGCGCGGACGGACACGGCATATTTTCACGATTACATTTACGGGAAAGCGGAAATCCGCTTCGTGCGCGGGCGGCTACGGTTCACGGACGACGACGGGAACGCCGCCGATCCCGCGCCCTTCCCTTCAATGGTAGTTATCTATAACGGGGAGCGGGTGAAGGAATGAGCGATAAAAAGAAATGCCCGTTTTGCGAAGCGATCGCGCTTCAACGGTTCATTGAAGAACACCACAGCAAGCCCGCAGGGTTCGGAATGGCTTTATCCGCCGCGCTTGTTTCCTACGCAGTAGTAAACGGGCGTAAATGCGGACGGACAACGGATTACATGAAGGACGGCAAGGGCTACCCGCTCAATTATTGCCCTTCGTGCGGAAAGCGGGTGAAAAATGAGTAA